CAACGTAACCACACCACCAACCGCCAAACCGGCAGCCCCCGCAACCGCAAGCTTGCTAACACTCATTTGCCAGCTTTTTGTAGCCTGCACATTCGCCTGCAACTTACGACGCATTTTCGCATCATCGACCGTAAGCTCGGTTACCAGTCTTTCAATAACTTTTTTTGGGGCGCCCATTAACTCATTCTCGCTTTTGCACTTTCGACAATTTTACGGTCGTAACACTCCGCTTGTTCCGGTGTAAGCAGGGCATACTGTTCGCAGGTTAACTTTGCATAACCCACGTACACCTCCCTCTCTACCTCGGACAGCCGTTCAAACTCTTGCAACGATAAATCACCCGTTTCAAACGGGTCACACTGCATTAAACTGCGCTCGTGAACACCGTCTTTAAGACCACCCGTTGCGCCCATCACATTTACCGCCGTGCGGCTATGCAAATAATCTTGCCCCTCAAAATCCCACGGCATTTGCCGATAAATTTCTCGCCATTGCGGCCACTCTTCGGCTGGAATAATTTTACCTACCGCATAGAGCGGGCACCGCAACAGAATGGCCAGCTTTACACGTAGACGATAATCGCTATCCAGCCTCAGCTTTTTTTTGGGTCGTCTTCTCCTGCAGACACACAACCATTCACCCGCATACCCGCCTGATAAATTTGGACAATCTGGTCGGCACCAATTTTATTTCTGAGCGCACCCAAGTCTTCCGACGTATGACTGTAATTTTTATCATTCACAAAATACAACGCCGCTTCTTCTACCGTTAGCTCGCCCACTTTAGGCAATAACACCTCACGCATATGGTCAAAACTGAACCGCGTAATCTGCACCGGGCTGGACAACCCCTCAATAGGAATAACAGCGGGCTCTAACTCAACTCTATTTAAAAAATCCATTTTTAACTAGCCTCCGTCCATACAGATTTCCCGCTTTGCTTAGCGTAAACTTTCATTGTGTTTTTTTCTTTACGTTGCGCCGCCGCCATTTTTTTACCCAACATCAACACCGGAACAGTCGCCACATCACCTGTTTTATAGGTAACGCGCATTTTTACCGTTTCCTTGGCATCAACCAAACCCATAAACGCCTGGTAATCCACTAACGACGGAATATGGTTAAATGAATACTCTAAACCTGCTCCCGCTTCTGGCCCAGCCGAATAAATATCCGTCTCATCAACCAGCGCCGACACATCATTAGCATCGCTAACTTCACCCACTTCACCAATGTCAACCACGTTCGGCAAGCCAACATAACTATCCGGCGTATCTGGATCTTCAAACGCAAGTACAGTACCCGCGCCAAATGTAACACCTGTTGCAAACGGCATCGCTTAACCCTCTCTTTAATTAATCAGAATAAATAACTGAAAATTGCAAAACTAAACTACTAAATTGACCGGTTTCATCGGATGAGTACTCCCAATCCCCCGCAAAAACACCCTGTAAAATACCGGAAAAATTACCCTCTGTTATTGCGGGTAAAATTTCACTCGCCCACACATCCAGCTCATCATCGGATTTATGCCGCGAATAAAGGTGTATTTCAAGATCTGCCGTGCAAAAAGCATCGACACCTTCATCCTCAACCTCACCGCGAACCAACGACACCACCACAGCATTTTGCAGGTCGGTTAAATCTGGCTGGCGCGTTGTAAATATTTCACCAATATAAACACGCTCCAACTCGCGCTTAATCGCATCTCGTACCGACTTACGTGACGACATAACTACCTCGTATACTTTTTTGTTCTATAGCGCAATTCATGCAATAATTTTTTTCGCAACACCGTTTGCATTGCTTTTGCTGAATGCGCTTTCATTTCACGTTCCGCTTCACGCTGAAGCGGAATTTTTACAACCTCTAACGGCAACCGCGACAAACCCTCTCGCCGATAAACTTGAAATCGACCACTGGCACGATGCACATTAATAAACGCACGATTAAATTGCCGCCCAGCGACGCGCACACCCCTACGATTAGTACCGCGACGCACATTTTTTAACAGTGTTGCACTGCGCATTAAGCTAACTGCCGAAACCGGCTGAGCATAGGCATACAACTTACTTATTTGCTTTCGCGCCGTGGCGCGTGAGATAAAAACTTTTTTACGTATATGCTTGCTTTGAATTTTTGTACGTTTAGCAACACCGCGCACAACCTTGGTACGCACAATCTTTATGGTATCGTTTAACGCTTTCGCCGCCGCGCGCGGCACTTCTTTTTTAGCGATTGCATTTAATTTTTTTGCTCGCCTTTTTATTTGTTTTGATAATTTATCGGCCATTAATATTTACGCACAAACGCGGCAGCCTCTATGCCGTCGTTACCATCTAACGCGGCAATACGATAACGCTGCCCCGCCTGAATATATTCATCATCCACTTTTACCGCGCCCACTTCAGCCACTAAAAAAACCGCACGTATCTGCGATACAACGCCCATGCCGTTTTCTGCAGGCGTAATAAAATCTAAGTCGATCACGGCTTGCGCATTACCGTGTACAACTTTCGCACCCCGACGATACACACCTAGCACAGCCCCCAGCAGGCCGAACGCCTGCCGAGAACCCAAAGCTGTAAGGTCGTTAAACCCCACCATTTACGGACACAACCGAACAGACGCTTCTGTTGTACCGGCACCATAGGCCTCAAGAAAATAACCAATCTTAGTGTTATCCGACGCCGCTGTTGTTAAACGACTATTGCCGTCATCCCAATAAGCCGCAGCATAAGCTGCTGGGGTATCAGCCGAGGTTTTGGGCAGGGTATAACACTCCACCACAACAGCCTCACCCTGCTCACCCGACAAAACATCAGCTTGCACCACACCAAACAAACCAGCAGTACCCAACAACACACCGTCACCACCATTTAAATCTGCGGCAGCTGTAAACGTTAGAACATCGCCTTCCTGTACATGATTTAACATGTGCTATCCCCCTTAATTAAATTAAAAAAACAAAAAAAGGCCGCACAGTGGCGACCCCTTATATAAAAAACCTAAATCGCGTTAAACCCTAATAATTAGGATGCAACACCCGAATTTTTAACAATGCCACGACCGCCAATACAACCCGCACCAAAATCATGTGCAATTTTAAGGCTCATGCCGTCGGACTCGAAACCGTACTGCGTTTCCAACCGTGGATTTTCTTCTCCTTGCAGATACGCATATTCAAACACGGGAGCTTCATCCACTGGCGCCAACAAATAAAACGGATTGTTAGTAACACCATCAAGCCGCGATTCTGCTAATAGCGACAAGCTGTTACTGTGAATATTCACATCGGCCGCCTTCGTGGCCGCCACCGCCGCCAATTGCTTAAGCGCCTCTTCTTCACGCTCCGCACTTACAATAAGAATGGCACCGATCAAATCTAACTGCTCACCGTCCAAATCTGTTTGCTTACGCATCGCCTGCTTCATTTTTGCCAACGCAGCTTCTACAGTGGCGCCAGCATTTACCAGCGTATTATTGTTTGCCGCATACAGGTTTGAGCCGTTGTATTTGAGAGTTGATTTAAACAAATCCCAAAATATTTTTTGCTCTAACGCCGCCGCTTTTGAGCCAACGTTTTGCATAAATTGCGTAAGCGAATTCAAATCATCGTTAATCATGTGGCGACGACCAAACTTAAAGATGCGCCCAAAACTATCTAACGAATAGCTATTACCCGCTTCGCTGAATTTACCCGTTTTGTATTCACCATTTTCACCCACTTTCGACAACTGAGAGCCAGCCCCCATGGTAAGCACATGACGCTCTTTAAAATCGGTAACACTTGCACGGCGGGCAATACTGGTAAAACTGCGCGATTTTTTCTTGTATGCCGATAACATTTCTTTATTACCAACATCAGCCAAAATTAAAGGGAAATCACTGGCCGAACTGTAAGCCTTGGCCATAACATCGTTTGGCGAAATACCATTAACACGCTCACCTTTTACAGAGAGATAGGCTTTTGCCATTTCCATTAACGAGCTGTATGCAAATTCGCGCGAGGCCTCGGTATGTTCGTGAACTGAAGGATTGGAACGCACCAACATCGCTTGCGCCATGGCGGCACTCAAATCACTACCCGACGACACTACACGAACCCCACCACCAGCAGGCATACCACTCTCTTTTCGAGCGGCCACCTGCTTAATAGCATCCATACTGGCATCTTCAACGCTAAGATTTTTATCCAACCAACCCTTTACCACAGTTGCATCCAATTTAGCTTCGGCAGCAATTGACGCCAAGCGCACAGCATCCGCCTGAGTGGGAACAGCCGCCGGTCGCTCTTCAGCCCAATCAACACCCAACTTGCCTGCAACCACTTTTAATAATTCATCATCGGCCGATTGCGCACCCGATAAAACATCAACCGTAAGACCCTCTACGGCCAACCCTTTAACAGCATCGTCGGCAACGGTATATTCAGCCACTAGTGCTGCCGAAATTAGCAACGCTACTGCAGCCGATGTGCCGCCATTTTTTTTGGATTTTACATTGAACAACATAGTGCTACCCTTCTTCGCTTTTTGTGTTTGTGCGGCGGCTGCCGCAGTATGTGAAACTTTTTCTTTATGCTGCAACAACGCGGCTTGCACTTTTTCACCAACGTGCAATTTAGCCGCTACAGGAATTTCATAATCAAATAACGCGGTAGCAAAACCCGCATCTACCGCTTCTTGGCCTATATAAAAATGATCTTTACCATCGGCCAAAATATCTTCTATTTGCTCGACCGTTTGACCGGAACGCTGCGCTAAAATATTGACATAACCGCGCTCGATACTCTCTAGCTGCTCGGCAGCATCGCGCAAGTCGTTAGCATTACCACCTACAGCGTAGGCGCCCGTATTCACCTTATGCAGATGAAAAAAACCATTAGCCGGTATGTGACGCTCTTCACCCGCGAGAAACAAAGCCCCCCCCATGCTGGCGGCAATACCATCTATATGCGTTATCACTTTTTTATTACTGCTGCGCAACGCGTGATACATAGCCAAGCCTTCCATCACATTGCCGCCATCAGAATTAATGCGAACAACAATCACACCACCCTCTAACGCTTCAATTTCGGAGACAATGGTTTTTGCATCCAAACTTTCCCACCAATCACCAACATCACCGTAAATTAATAACTCACCTTTGGTATTAATTGAGCAGTGCGCATTGAGTGCAATATTTTTTTTACCCAATTGCGCAAAATATTTATGCGGCATCATCCTCTCCACTTTTACCTGTAAAGTCATCGTTGGACGCACCCTCTTGAGGTACGCCTTGCAACTGACCATTTTTGTTTGTTGTGTTGGAATCTGAATCTAAAATAATATTTAGTGATTCAGCCAACGCACGATCTTCTGCAATTTCAGCCAATACGGTTTCAACATCCAAACCCCACTCTCGCAACTCTCCCTGCAACGAACCTAGGCCCGCCCGCATTTTTTGAATAATGGCTGGAAGCTCATTTTTAAGATCTAGAATTTCTTTTCGCGGGGGGCTCCACGCAAAGCTAATACCCGAAAGGTCGTAACCTTTTAACGCTGCAGCCTCTAACCACCAGCGTTCAATTTTTTTAATCTGCATAGGCATTAACATGCGGCGACGGCGGCGCGATGCCGCCAGGTGCATACGAATAGCCGCCATTTTTTCGGCCGCAAAATTACCCTCGCTATAATCGCCTGTAAGCGCGCTGTAGGTAACTTCGTAGGCCGTTGCCATTAATCGCTCTTGATTTTTTGCAAAAGAATCTTGACCACTAACAGTAGGGGGCGTACTAAACGTAATACGATCGCCACCCGCTAGCCGCGCAGCAAAGCCCGGTTCAGCGGTTTCAGGAATGATCGGATCGGCTGCCCCACCGGTTCCATCCTCTGAATAAATCGCAAAACCAAAACAGGCGGCCATGCGCTGTAACTCGATAAACGCATCATTAAAATCATCCATGCCTTTCATGCGAGTAAAAACGCTGTAGCCTTTTGGTAGACCGCGCAGTTGCCCAGGTCTTAAAATTTCGTAAACATGCGCAACATAATCGGCATCTACAACCTGTGATGTTAAATTTTTCCCTGCCCTATCCCCCGGATGAGAATTAAATAACCAGTACCCAGAACGACGACCACCCGAAAACCGAATGCCCTGCATATTGCCAGCACCATCCGAAACGCCCGAGTCTTTACTATCGTCTAAATAATCCCCCTCAAGCAGTTGCAAACGAAGCGGCACTGACAAGCGACGGTCAGTTGACAAGCGCCCAAGCATTAGCGCCTCGCCACTTAGCGCCACTCCTCGCGCGGTTGCCCCCTGCAAACCAAATAAATCTAATTGGCCATCAAAATCAATTTCTGGATTTTGCATCCAATCGCGCATAAGCGAATCGGCCAATGCAATTTTTCTTTTTGCTTTTTTGCTTTTATCGGCATGCTTAGCTTTAGGTGTGATGCCAGTGCCAACTGTATACGTGTCGATAGCATTAACAGCATTACCTACATACGGGTTGTTGCGCTCTAATTCGCGCGAAGCATCACGCAGCGCCTTTAAACTTAAACGCCCTTCGGCATTTTGACTTGTACCCGCACCACGAAACCAACGCCGCCCTTTACCAGCGCCATCGTAACCAGCCGCCGCACTCATCGCCTGCAAACGCGCTGTTACCATGCGCGCATACTGACGCTTTTGCGCACGCTGCGGATCAAGAGCAAGGATTGCCCTGTCTAAAAAGCTCATTGGTAACCCCGATTAAAACCCATCATTAAAGGCTTAGGTTTACTGCCGCTAAGTTCAGACTTCATGGCTGATAAGGTTCG